GGAGAAACATCCATAAATTCGAACCGCCTCAGGAGTCTTGGTAAGACGTGCGGTATTTGAATCGGGCGTGTTTCGTCCGGATCAATGCCGGAGCCATATCCCGGTCACTGCCGAATGGCTCAATCCGAATCCGTTTTGTCCGGTTCATTGAGTTTCTCAATGGGCAATGAAACTACCATCACGCAAAAGAAAAGGCTCCCAGAGTGATCTGGGAGCCTTTGGGCTATCAATGATTATAACGTCTGGCTGATCCTTCTCGGAGTTTCTCTCTTTGGGCGGCGGCCCAAATAGGATCCGCCCATAACTCTTTGATTCGCTCGCCACGTTTTCGGCCAGGTGGTCCAGGCTCTACACGCTTGACTCCTTTACGGACTCCCGTCGCCCATTGCTGTTTGAGATTCTCAGAATTCTGAGCCTTCCATTCTTCAGTGTGTCTGCGACCTATGTTGATCCCAGCCAATTTTGCGGCGTGTTCAGGCGTGAAGGCGTACCCTAGTGTATCTCGTCGCTCTTGGAATTTTCGTTTCTTGGTGGCAGAAATGTTAGCGCCAAGCGCGGCGCGGTCATGAATGACTCGCGGTTGTCCCTTCTTGGCCTTCGAGATCTTTTGGCCGACAGTAAGAGCCGAATTGGGATTATGGTGCCACAAAGAAGATTCACCTCGTTTGAGGTTATAATATCGCCGCTTAATTTCAGATGGCTTAATCATTGAAAGCCAACGCCGTTCTTCATCGAGAAGATTTGCTCGTTTATCAATACGAACAATAATACGGCGTTTGAAATCTAATGGTCTAAGTTTATAGGCTCTATTCATCCAACCCGACGAACAAATGTACCCGTCGTCTTCAGTTCCCCAATGGGACCCAATGTAGTAGCGACGATGCTTGCGGTCGCGCCAGATGTAGATGAAGCCGGACTTCTCGGACATAAAAAAATACCCTCAGGATTGGTTTCCTGAGGGTATTTATCAGTTTGTGATTGAAAGTGTATCAATCACATCAAGTTCGTGACTAGGACCCGACGGTAGTAAACGTTGGTGTCTTCTTCAAGAGCCGCATTAGAGTCAGCAGCTGTTGAACCCTTAGCGAACGGGTTCGGCGCCATACCGTAACGAGTCTTGAAGCCAATTTTCGGTTGGAACGTGTCAGGATCGACGGCGCGGACCATTTGCAGCGGAACGTAAGGGCAGTAGAAGAGACCGGCGTCGTAGGCGCTGGAACCCTTATAGCCGATCGTCATATACTGACCAGTGGTGTACGGATCGATGTAGACGCGGTAGCGACCGTTGAGGATACCGGCGAATGTGTTGCCAGTGTCATCGACCTGCAGGTTGTTGCTGTTCAGGGCCGGTGTGTAGTCCAGAATTCCAGCCATTGTGAGAGCAGAAGCGACATCCGACGAGCAGATGATGATATTGCCCTTACCACGCCTAGTTTGCTTGGCGATCTGGTTGGCTTCACGCTCGATCTGGAACATCAGACCCTTGAACTTTTCAACCATCCAACGACCGTTGGAGTCGGTGTCAAGGTCGAAGATACCAGCCGTCGTGGTGCCTTCGGAAGCGCCTCTAACAGCCGTGACGTTGACTGTACGAACGACTTCACGGTTGATTTCGGCCAGAAGTTCCGAGCTCAGGATGTTCGAGAGTTCGGTTTCGGCGTCGAGACCGTGGATCGCCTTCAGGTCTTGCGCGACTTCGATCGAGTATTCAGCCTTCAGTCCACGACCCTTAGCGGTGACGTTGACCTTCTCGATGCTGAATGCCATTTCCGGGAACGTAATGCCAGAGCCATACGATTCCAGGTTAGCCGTAGCCGAACCACCACCGTAGTTGTAGAGGTTCGAGTTAGCTAGAACAGTCGTCTGAGCGGTGTTACCCGGAGCAGTACCGACATGCTTGTTACCAATGGTGTTAGCACCAGAAACGTCAGAAGCGAAAGCCGTGTTAGGCTCGTTGTAGAACGCTTCGGCGCCAGTCTGGTTCGTGTAGCGCGAACGCATTGCGAAGATAAGTCCAGTAGGACCCGTCATCGGTTGAACGCCACAGATATCATAGGCGATCAGGTTCGGCATCGAACGGCGGACCAGAGAGATCAGGACCGGGTCGAAGTTATCGATTTCTGAACCAGTGTGGTTCGTCGGCGCGGCTTCTCCAAGAAGAGTTAGGCCATTGCCAAAACCGGCAGCTGCAGCACCATTGCGCAGTTCGCGCTCAGTGTTTTCCAGCATAAAGGCGGTTGTACGGCGGCGGACTGGATCGCTGATAGCGGCAAGGTCCTCGTGGTCCAGCACTTCGCCCCACTTGTTGTTGAGGTTCTCTGCCAGGTAAGCTTCGTTCAGCATCTATTTCTCCCTTGACGACCTTTGTCGCTTCAGATGTTATTTATTCGGCACCAAATCTTAACACTTAGACCTTACGGGCTGTGCGCGAAATGGCTCCTGCGTAACTACGGACGGATGGGCTTGTAGACTTCGGTCCAGAAGAAGTCTCTTCCGAGAGCTCTTGAATCTGGGTCGCCTCATTGACGATACCAGTAGATTTCATCGGCTTTCTTTCGATCAGACCCTCACGGATCGTCTTGAGCTTATCAATAAGCTCTTCATCGTCAGCAAACTCGACGGACTCGATGACCGTATTGAATTGCGAACGCTGAGTCAGTGTAAGACCTTCGGACATTTCATCGACGATGTTCTTGAGATGAACAGCCTCGGCGACGTCAGCCAGCTCGATGTTGTTGTTAATCTCTTCATCAAGAGCGGCCCGAGTTCTTTCGAGTTCTGAAGCGAGCTGTTCGACGACGTCGACGTCTTGTTCAGGAACTTCAATGGCATGCTCGACAAAGAGATCACGAAGACCTTCAACAAAGGATTCGAGGACTTCACCACGAATACCGCTGTCTACGGCCAATTGATTGTTGTCTAGCCAAGTAAGGGCGATGCGCGAAATGTACGCGTCAACAGCTTCGTGAATTTCTTCGCAAATGCTAGCCGTTTCCTCTTGGAGAGCGTCATCGAACTCGTCTTCCAGTTCTGCACGAATTTCTGCGCCCTTTAGTTCAACAGCAGCTTCGAACAGCGTAAAAGCACGGTTCTTGAAGTCTTCCGTCAGCGTAGTGTCGCCGTCAAACAGAGCGTCGAAGTCTTCCTTGACAACTCCCTTCGCTGCGATAGTAGCGCGGTTAGATGCGTCGGCGCCATTCGGGATATTGACTGCCTCTTGGCCGATTTGCTCAAGTGTACGGTTGAAGAGGTCCGACAGGTCCTCTGTTCCCATGTTGGCCATTTGACCCACAAGAGAGGCCATCATCTCGGAGCGAGAACCAGGCTTGAGAGTCGCTGCTCCAGCAGAAACTTCATTAACTTCGATCGTCATTGCGTTCAAAACTCCTTTGACGTGCTGTGGTTATTTATTCCGTTGTGAATTTGGACTATGATTCTCGTCTGCTTTTAACCCATTTACTCACCGCATCGTGATATGCTGGAGTATCGTGTTTCAAGTCGTGCACGGTCAAAGTCGAGTGTTTTTTGTGAAATGGGTGATCCGCATCTTGATCGCCCTGGGAGACGAGATCGTGCTTGAAAAGGACGTGATCCGGGCTCTTTGCCCATTTTGTGACATTTTCGTGGGTCCCATGGGCGTGCAAGATATAGTCCTTACCATACGCATGTGGATAGGAATTTTCGCGCGGTGTCACATGAACACCAAACTTTTTAGCAGCGCGAACGTGTTGTCTGATTCCACCAGTAACGTCACCCACTTCAAATTCGTGATGATGGAGTTCTTCTTTCGATGCCGCGACCGCTTCCGCGATGAATTGTCTGTAGGTGGTCATCGGCGTTCCATTTCTGTCCGAAGATTACTGCCGAAAGTCACGGACATACCGCTCGATTTTTTCTTTAGTCACAGGACCGCCGCCGTGCGCAACATAGGCATTCGGATGGTGTTCACCGTATTTGTGCACAACCGAGTTCTTATCAGACGCCCATCTGACCATGTTCTTATGGGTTCCAGTGGCAGTCGTGTTATAACTCCGACCATATCCATGGCCTTGGAATCCGGATGAAGAGTCCACATGTAGATGTACACCGTGCTTTTTGGCGTGTGCGATGTGATCCTTCATTCGCCCTTCAGCATCAGTGAGCACGATGTCATGATCGTGAACTGTAGAATCTTCGCCTTCATTGATTGCGTACCGTTCAACGATGAATTGTCTGTACGTGGTCATTGATTCTTTCCTTAAAAGGTCTTCAGAAGACGGTTGAAAACTGCGAGTTTGGTCGACTCGTCGAGGCGCTTGGCTCCTGCGGCCGTGTTGATGTACTTTGCAGCACTCTCGAGCCGGTGCGCCTCTAGGAGTCCGTTGTTCCAGACCCACTCGACGCCTTCCATAATACCATTGACAAAAGCATCAGGCGCAGAAGGATCGGCGACGATGTCTGCCGCGGTCGCCAAACGGAAGTCCTGTTGGACCTCCATGACACCGTTGACCGGCTTCAGAGAACCGAGGCCGCGAGACGAGACACCGAGTGCTGCGCCGTCATTGATCAGTCCGCGCGCAATGTTACCCATAGGCGTGTCAGTGATCTTTGCCTTGCCAATCCAGTTGTTGCCCTCACGTTGCAATCCGACGATCAGGTGCGAGACCCGATCTAGATTGATCTGCGGTCCAGACGGGTGACCAAGTTCGCCATAGGCGCGGCGAGAGCCGACAGCCTCTTTCATATAGCGAGCGACTTCGCGCTCCATGATAGCCGGATCATACATGCGACCATTGCGGTTCTTGACACCGGCCTGCAGGAAGATTCCCTCGATGAAGAGGTTCTTCTTGTCGCCTTCGCCTTCGGTGATGTACTTAACATCCTCGACGAGTTCAGTGATGAGCAACATAGTCATCGGTTCTCCTTAGTCATTCGATCGACGGTTCTGAACCGTCATATAGTATGGTTTACCATTTCGGTGGTGAACAGTCGCGGTAGTATCACCGGCGTATCCGTTCTCCTTTTTATAGAATTCATGCGGCGCAATTGCGTGCCCACGGATGCCACGAGTTACCATTTTTAGTCCGTGTCCCTCAAGATGAGAATGAAGCTCTGCGGTAGAATGGTTGTGCAAATGGTATCGAGTTTCGACGAATGGAACCGCCGATTGTTGATCTGCTACAGCACCGTGTTTAGTAAGAGTGTCATGCAAATCTGAGTGGACAGGAGCGAACTCTCTGCCTTCAGTCATCACTTTCGTAGCCGTCCGGATTAGCGCGTCGGAGAGACCAAATCGTGCGTTTGATGTGAAGGTCATCAGCACTCCTTACGTGTTCACGTATTCGGTGTTGGCGATCTTCTGGAGTTCGATCGTCAGGAAACCAGCAGTCGCACCAATCAAGTTCGCCGAAAGGTTTGCTGTGGCATCCTTGGTGATGCTCATTCCAGTTCCAGCGAAATCAAGCTGACATGTCGAGTCGACAACCAGGACGACGTTGGCACCCCGCTTGATCTCCCAGTATGCGGCGTTACCTGACGGTGATCCGAAGGCGACCTGGGTGATGTAGGCGCCATTGATGATTTCAGTGCCCACCGCCAGATTCGATACCGAGTTGTTACCGACGATGACGACGTTTCCACTGTTGGCGGTGAGGTGAAGAACCGCAGATGTGTTCTTGCGGTTCAACATAACTCTTGGGTGTACTGGCATTGATTATTCCCTCATCGACGATTGTCAGCACACGAATCACAGTTGTGATCGCACTTTGTGACTTGTTTTAGTAGCTTAGCCGCTTCGCCTTTAGTGTCTGTACCGAAGCCATGCTGACCTGACCAGTTATAACCTGGCTTAAGTTGGGTGAAATATACACCACTTTCGTGATGCAACTTCAGGACAGCAGGATGGTCTCCGACAGCTTCAGTTAGTCTATCGACTGCCTTACTAATGTACTTGTTTCTTTTGGCGACCGTGTCATAAAGACTTTGGCTCTTATATTGCGGACGAAAAGCGCGGTGTCCTTGCTCTTTCCATCGGTAGCCATTATCGATTTGATCAGTGGCAGCAGCCTTGACGTAACGGCCAAGGAGCTTCTTGGAGACCTCAGTGATCTCAGTCGACTCCTTGGTCAGCATGCGTCCAGCGCGGTTGATTCCATTTTGACGACGCTTGACCAAGGAAATCGTTTCTTTTTCGTCGGGGCTATATGGGTTAGCCGGTGTTCCACGCGGATTACCAACGGTCGCGCGTCCATGTACGAGATTGTACGCATTGTTTTGCGCAAGCGTATACGTGTTTCTGCGTAGGTCGTTTGCGGCCTTTTGAAGATATCGTCCAACGAGCTTCTTGGAGACCTCAGTGATCTCAGTCGACTCCTTTAGACCGGCAGTTTTGTGAGCAAGTGCGACTGACTTCTTGTACTTGCCGCCGTCATGTTCATCCCACGTGTGGCCATGCTCAAGGTGATGCATTTCCTTGCTGTCACCTGTGACCATAACCGGCCATGCGCGATTCATGACAGCCGTATGTCCGCCCTTAAGGTGCAGGACATCACCATCCCGAACGTGCTCGCTGGTCTGTGTGTGGTCATATGCCGCGCCGTGACTCATGTGACGAAGATCATGGACCTTTGGCTCGTGCTTTAGTGGCTCACGATTTTTCCTGTCGGTTTCTGCCCGCCAATGCGCGTTCATAGCGTCTTGTGACTTCTTGAGAAAACGATGCTTGAAAGTACGGGTGCCAGCCTTTGCATGTCGGACTGCAGCTTGGGTGTAATTCGAGTGAGCCTGTACAGAAATCTCCTGGAGGTCGGATTCCTTCAAAGAATCTGAAGTCTTGTAAGGATAGATCACAGGCGGCAATCCCATTTTCTTGTAGTGTTGACGAAGATCTTTGCGAGATTTTTCTGCGCCACGATCCCGATCGCTCTTGTACAGGTGTGTGTGACGCAGAAGTGTGTCAGAGCGGCGTGCGTTTACACGGCTCCAGGTTTCGAAATCTTCCTTCAGGTAAGGATCAGTGTAAGTGTCCTTGCTCTTCAGCATTTGGTCGCCGACTCGGATTTCATTCTTGATCTTGCGCCACGTCATCTTTCCGACACGATCACGAACTGGAATCTCACGAGCGTCCGCAGTACGGACAGTCGTGCCCTCACCAATTCGCTGAGGAGAGCGCTTGTTACGGTCGCCCCATTGGACCGTCGTCTTCTTCGGCTTGAGGAAATCGACATCGGTCTTTGGCTTAGTGCGCATCGGAGTCAAGTGACTAGCAGCCTGTGCAGACTCCTTGACAAAGTGCTTTGCAGAAGAGTGCGCATCTTCTTTGTCGTCATAGTGATGCGAATCAGCGTTCTTCTGATGGACGCCGTTCTTGTAGTACTTCACGACATGGTCGTCCCACTCATTATCACGGTAGACCTTCGCTGAACGCCTGCCGTCAGCGCTGTCGTATGAATGAAGAAGTCGAGCTTCAGAGACGGTATCTTCCTTGGTCAGGCGGCGCAATGCATCTTCAATTCCAACTCTACGCTTGTGATTTCGTACAGCGGCGTTGAGATGCTTAGGAAAATCTTGGTTCGCACTCGCGTTTTTCATATCAGCGACCGCTCGCGCCCTATCATCACTTGCCTTGTAGATGTAGCGGCCCAGGAGTTTCTTAGAGACCTCTTGGATCGGTTCTGCAGTTTCCTTTAGACGGCGCTCAGTTTTGTCTGCGATATCGGCTCTGTTGTAGAGCTTCTTCCTCGCCGCCGGATCGCTGTTGGCTCCATGCGACAAAGAATGAAGGCTCGACGGACCCGAGCCATCGACCTTATTCAGATACTGGCGCTTTAGACTATTAGAGACCTCAGTGATCTCGGACTCTTCCTTGGTAAGTTTAAGACCTACGCGAGTAATACCCTTCACACGATTTGTAGCTCGACGGTGCGCTTTTTCTTGCCAGTCACCGGTCTGCGGCGTGCCGGCGGCGACACCATGCCATTTAGCTTCTGCACCCGCCTTGGACAAATATCTGCCTAGAGTCTTCTTTGAAAGCTCCTGAATCGGCTCGATCTCTGACTCTTCACGAACCGGCGAATTGAGAGTCTTGTTCGGTCCCATAGGCTTCTTGAATGGGTTCGGCTTAGACTTCACCTGAAT